TATTAAGATGCCACTAAATTTAGCATCTCCTGGAATTGTAGTACGAGAAGTTGATTTAACAGCAGGTAGAGTCGATCCAACCTCCGATAAAATTGGTGCTATTGTATCACCATTTGCAAAGGGTCCTGTTGAAGAACCAATTCTGGTAGGCAATGAGCAGGAGCTTTTAGCGAATTTCGGAAATCCATACGCTATCGATAAGCATTACGAGAACTGGTTAACAGCTTCTTCGTACTTAGCATATGGTGGTTCTTTAAGGGTTGTAAGAAGTGATAACGCTTCTTTAAAAAACGCTTTTGTAGGATCTGCATCAAGCATCAAGATCAAAAGTTATGAAGATTATGTAAATCTTGGATACGATGAGAATACCATCAGTGGCGTAACAATTGCCGCAAGAAATCCAGGATCTTGGGCAAATGGAATCAAAGTAGCAGTTATTGACGGCAAAGCAGACCAAATCCTGAGTGGAGTTGGAACTGGAGTCGCAGCTGGAGTAAGCATTGCAGTTGGAATGGGTGTTACCCAGGCAATCTCTGCAACTCTTCCTGGTGCTGGAACAACTAGTGTTTTAGATGGATACTTAAAAGGTGTAGTTACAGACAAAGGAACCAACTACATTTCTGTAAAGGTTATTAGTCATGTTTCTGCCGCAGGAACAGAAACTGCAGTTGATTATCAGCAAAGTGGAATTTATGCATTCTCTTCTGCTGGATCTGTTGCTATTCACACAGCAGGTAGTTCAACCTCGTTTGGTACAACTTCATATACTGCTAGACAAGATTGGTTCGATCAACAAACCATCACTCTAACCAATTCAACAGTAAATTGGAATAGTCTCACAGATCGTCCTGGTACTTCTGCATATGCTGCAGCAAGAAATTCAAGATTTGACGAAGTTCACGTTGTAGTATTCGACGACAACGGTTCTATCACTGGAAACGCTGGTACAATTCTTGAGAAGCATACATCACTTTCAAAAGCAACTGATTCTGAGTTTTCTGTAGGAAGTCCTTCTTACTGGAGAAAGTATCTATCAGAAAATTCTTCATATATCTTTGCTGGTGGAGCTCCTTCTGGAATCACCACAACTTCTAACTTTGGTTCATCATTCACTCTAGTATCCGATACCTCTTGGGACCAGGCAACTTCTGGAATCACATTTGGTGCATCTGGTGCAGCGACTTATACTCTTGCAAATGGACTTAACTACGAAGGGAAAGTTGGTTTAACAACCGCTGGTGGTCTAACATCAACACTTTCAGATCTGTCTACTGGTTATAGTTTATTTGAAAATACTGAAGAGTATGATGTAGATTTCCTACTCATGGGTTCTGCAGGTTATGATAAAGAAATTGCACAGGCTCTAGCAAGTAAGTTAATCAGTGTTGCTGATTTGAGAAAGGATGCTATTGCATTCATCTCACCATACAGAGGAGGTCTCTTAACTGAGTCATCCACAGATTCATACACACTGAAGGATGCAGCAACTATTACTGATAACTTAGTCAGTTACTATTCAGCGATTCCATCGTCGTCTTATGCAGTATTCGATAGCGGATACAAGTATATGTACGATAGATTTTCTAATACTTTCAGATATGTTCCATTGAACGGAGACATCGCTGGTCTGTGTGCTAGAAATGATACCGTTAACTTCCCATGGTTCTCACCAGCAGGAACAACTAGAGGTGCTATCCTAAATGCAGTAAAACTTGCATATAATCCAACAAAAGCACAAAGAGATCGTTTGTATTCAGAGAGAATCAATCCTGTTGTATTCTCCCCTGGTTCTGGAATCATCTTGTTCGGTGATAAGACTGGACTTGCTAAGGCATCTGCATTCGACAGAATCAACGTTCGTAGATTGTTTGTCTACATTGAAGATGCTATTCAGGCAGCAGCAAAAGATGTAATGTTTGAATTCAATGATCCTCTAACTAGAATTGGATTCATCAATACTGTTGAACCATTCCTAAGAGATGTTCAGGCGAAGAGAGGAATTCAAGATTTCCGTGTTATTTGTGATGAAACTAACAACACAGCGGCAGTGATTGATAGTAATGAATTTGTTGCTGATATTTACATCAAACCAAATAGATCAATTAACTTCATTGGACTGACTTTCGTGGCCACCAGAACTGGTGTGTCATTTGAAGAAGTAATTGGTAACGTTTAATTCAAAAGAGGTAAAATCCAATGACAACTTTACGTACAATTACAGGATTTAAATCCGCACTTGCTGGGGGCGGCGCTAGACCCAATCTATTTGAAGTTTCAATTCCTTCATTCCCAACTGCTGCTGGGACTAGCACCTGGTCAACAACTGGTGATGCTAATGAAGCTGGTTTGTTTAAGTTCTTATGCAAAGCTGCTGCATTACCAGCATCCAACGTTGCTCCAGTAGACGTTCCTTTTAGAGGACGTATTCTAAAAGTTGCTGGCGAAAGAACGTTTGATACCTGGACAGTTACAGTTATTAACGATGAAAACTTCAAGATTAGAACTGCTTTTGAAAAGTGGATGAACGGAATCAGCAAGTTGGATAACGCAACTGGTGCTTCCAATCCTTCTTCCTATATGGCGGATGCATTTGTCTATCAACTTGGTAGAGGTGCTGGAACAATTGAATCTACAACAAACAGCACTAGTGCAAATGGAACTAATGTTCAAGCACTAAGAACATACAAGTTCTTTGATATTTTCCCAACCAATATCTCCCAGATTGATCTTTCATATGATACCACAGATACTCTTGAAGAGTATACTGTTGAATTCCAAGTTCAATACTGGACTGCTGGTGCTTCATCTAATGGCGAAACAACTGACGTTACTATTAGTTGATAAATAGTCAATAACAGTTAAAACAATTATAAAATGGCGAAACTTTTTGGGTTTTCTATTGATGCATCAGAAGAAAAGTCCAAGTCAATAATATCCCCCGTCCCCCCTAACAACGAGGACGGGGTTGATAATTTTATTGCTAGTGGATTTTATGGGCAGTATGTAGATATTGAAGGTGTCTATAGAACAGAA